TTCATCTGCAATAGCTTTTTGAATATTATAAGCCCATAGAGTAGCTGCACCCTCGCCAGTTTTTGGCAAGACCACCTTTTGCTTTCTCTTGACTGCATCCTTTTTACTAAGAGGTCTGCCGCCTTGAGGATTTGATTTTAATGGAGCTGGATCTGACCCGCTTTGTCCTCCTCCTCCTATTTTTGGAGCTGGTGGAGCTGGAGGATCTGTCTTTGGTAGATCTAATTCATCTGAATAGAATTCATCACCCAAACTATCTTTTGTAACAAGAATTTTAGCGATATCATTTCTAATATTTGGATTATGATACGGACTAGCTTTCATTGGAGTTGCGACATCATTTCTACGTGATTGCTCTTCTCTACGAACTCTAACCTTTTCAATGTCTGGCATTTCGCCAAATCTTTCAAGAATAGTTTCATTTGAAATAATATCACGGTCAGCTAAGTTAATAAGAAGTTGTTTAGCAGCAGATTCGTCGGAAAGAATAATTGAATCAAATCTAATTTGAGCTGGGAGTTTGAAGCCCATTGCCTTTTGAACAATTTCAATTTCTTTTGCCCAGAATTGTCTTAAGACTTGTCTGCCGTATTCTAATCTTTCAATAAGCATTTTTAAAGATACATAATTGTTAGTGTATCCACCACTTGCTCCTCCAGCGCCTGTTAATGTTGGAGGAATACCCAAACCAGCATAAATACTTGCCAAGACAGGTTGGTATTTTTCATTTCCAAGAAATTTATAAACTTGAGATTCACTCTCTTTAAAGTCTAGCTCTGGACCCCACACCAAGTCCATAGTACCACCACCAGTATTAGAAGCTAATATATTACGAAGCTTATTGATAACATCTCTCTTTGGAATAATTTTATGGTCAAGACTACCGATTCTCCATAAACGAATCGTAGAAATAGCACCATCAAGAGCTGCAAGGTCAGCCAACTTCATTTTTTCTAACATGATAAGATCATCTAGAATCGCATAAATCATTGGATTAGCCCATACCAACCAGTCATCTTTTTTATAATTAAATACAGAAATCTTTTCTGGATCTAATGGTAGCTGTCTCTTGCCTTCTGTGATCTGCTTTTGAATATCGGGTGGCAGTTTAGAGAATGTATTTCTCATCGTTACGTTGGAAGATTGGAATGAATCATAAGTAGTTTTAGATAAATTTAAAATATACTTGGGTTCACCAATAAACATTCCATTGTAATAATTTAATACATCAACAGCAAGAGGATTAAGAAAGTCATAGACCCAAGGAATTTCTCTTTTGGGATATTTTGTTGACACTATCTCCATATCAACTTCGCCAGTAGCTTTTCTAAGCTCTTCTTCTTTGGCTGCATTAATTTTTGCAGTTCTTCTTTTTACAACAACATTTCCAGTACGATATAGATAATTAAGAAATCTTTCAGATCGTTCGATGCCATTAACTTGTTGAAACCATTTCTTATAAAATCTTTCGATTGATTTATTAGGGTGTACAATATCAATTCCTTGCGCTGCAAAATCGCCCATAAGGTCAATAACATTACGAATGATACCAACTCTATCATAAGCATCCATACACATTTTCATAATACGTTTTTGTCTAGTAGGCATAGCCTCTTCTGGACGAAAGCGATAGTAGTCATTTCTGCTCATACTAGTACGAACTGAACGATCTGGTTCAATATCAATATATGATCTATATGTATAAGCTAAAGCTTTTTCGCTTTGTACTGGAGAGTTATTATCGTAAGCTTGATTAGCATCCGCAAATGCTTTTTCTTTTGATGAATCGTCTGCCCACGTAGAATACATTTCGCTCATTAGTATTGTTCCTTAAACAATGGTATTGGTAATTATATTATTATACACAGACATGCTTAATATTTTGCATTTTCTGAAAACCATGCTGGTCCAGAAAAATAATCTTGTCCAACATTATTTGTAACGCTGTTAGCAAAGCCGACTGTGTCGTAATAATCTTTTTCAAATTCAATATTAATTTTTTTTGTATTCAACTGTCTAGCAGCATGATTTGCCATAATTAAAGCTGAATAACGGTCTTTTCTTAGTTTATTTTTCTTGCCGCTTCTTGTATCTGGAGTATCCCATCTTTCACGTCCGTTTTGACTTTGTGAAATAACAATAAGTGATAATTCATTTTTAAGTTCTTCGATCTCCATAACGCAATCTTCTAGAGTATCATGAATTCTATTATTACGCTTGTCCTCTTCAAGAGATAAACCTATAGTTGCAGCATCAAAAAATGGAAATATAATTGCTTTGTCTTCCATGTCTTTTCTTAGTCCATGGTTTGCTTCAGCGGTCCACTGGGCGCTAGAAAAGTTGCATAGCTCAATTAAATGTAATCCGGCTTCATCATCTGTAGAGGCGGGTTTATCGGGAATAATTTTAGGCCATATAGCAATCTCGTTGTCTTTAAGTCTCTGTTTATCATGTAGGGCTTCTATGACTGCAATACCACCACCTTGTGGGTCCATAGCGATCTCTACAGTTGGAAATATTTTCATAAGATTTCTAATTTTACGAGCGCAATAGCTATAGAAGTCGTTTTCCTCAGTAGCATGGGATTTTACACTTTCTCTGTGCCTCTCTCTTGTTGTTGTCCAGCAATAAACTACTCTTCTATGGGTTTCGTTAACTTCTAATACAATGATAGAGAAATTATCAACTTCAGATGCTGGGTCAATTCCAATTACATATTGTTTATTGGGGTTGCCTCTAGTACTAGCCTCAAAGAATACTTCTCCATCCGAAAGTACAATTTGTTTTTTTTCTGAGCATACACAAGATTCAATTAAGCTGCGTTTGAAAAATCCTTTAGAGTCAGTAGAGAAACATGCCCCATATTCCATCTGGAAAATACCAGCATGAACTGTAGCTTTAGATCTAGAAATTTGCCCCTCATCCATAAATCCAGCAGCAAGAAGTTCAACTGGGATTCTATATATTGCATAGTCCTTATAGTTAAAGTCTTCCGGGGCTTCGCTTCCAAAAACTTCAGATAACTTATCTCTATTACCTTGACTTTTGATAATAGCGTGATATCTTTTCCAGTATTCAGCAAAGTGGTTAAAATCATAATAAGCTGTACCAGATAATATAATCTGATTGGATCTGTAGAAGTCCTGATTGTCATCAACATAATCAAGCGTAATCCCCAGCTCTTTTGCTTTCTTTTCTTTTGCTCTAGCTTTTACCTTTTCAATTGGTGAACTTGCAACAGCAGCAAAACCAGCGACAACATTTTCAAAAATTTCACGGGGAATAGATGCAAATTCGTCAGCCACAATATCGTTAGCACGCTGACCTCTAATCTTTTGTCCATCGCCCAATGGCAAGAATGTAATAATCCCTCTATTGATACGAACAGTACAGCGATCCACATCTCTTGTTGTACCACTATTTTGATCGCAGAGATCTCTTAGTATAGGAGCGTTTCTCCAAATTGTTTCTGCGTATTCATATAAAACTTTTGACTGTCTAAAAGCAGCGCCAACGACAACGATTTTTCTTTCGGGTAAAAAGAAAGCCCTTAACATACAGTATAATGCAAGTATAAATGACTTACCAAATCCCCGTGAACCAACCAACATGGGGAATTTTCTATTCCACATGTCGTGGAGAATTAAAGCCTGAATTGGAGAAATTTCAATATTAAATATATATTTACATACAAACGAAAAGTACTCAGGTCGTGTCATTAGCCACGCTAGATTCTGCATGATTTGTGTCTTATCTTCACCACACATATCATAAATATATTCTAATGGATTAAATAGCTGCTTCTCATCTACCTCTAGATTCAGCCAAGCATCCTTAAGTTTGTTTTCTATTATATCGCTCATTGATTCTCTTCATTAATGATAGGGCTGTTTTCATAGCGTAAAATTTATTTCCGCAAAACATAATTTTAACTTTATGTTCTATCTGCAACTCAAGTATTACTTTTAATAAATAGTTACCACTAATTTTTGAAGTTTGTTGCAGTTTAGTATTATGATTATGAAATGGATATTCTATGAGGTCTCTGAGTGGAAATTCACAAATGACAAAAGCGTGTTCAAATTCATCCATTCGAATCATCTCTTTTTTAAACCTGATATACTCTTTGCCTAAATTATTAGCGAACTCTTCTATACATCCTTTTCTTTCAATGCATATCTTATCCTCTAATCCTTTGATAGTATAGTCTCCCGTTTTGATTGTGCCTATTTCTTCAGCAACTGTATGCTCGAAGTCAAATAGCCAAGGAGTTTGTTCTCTAGTGTCTTTAATAATAGTAAATTCAGGTTCTTTTTTCATTTCGTTTTATTATCTCGAAAAAGTATGCTTCATAACATTGTTCAAACCCAGTAATAGACTTATGACAGGTTTTACATAAACATATACCATTTTTAGTTTCATATCTAAGACTGGGAGAGTCGGCCCACCTATTTAAGTGATGAACCTGTAACTCTTTACGCTTTTTACTTTTGCACATTTGACATGTGTGCTTATCCCGTTTTAATACTTCAGACCTAAACTGTTTGAAGTGAGGATCTTGATAGTTGCGCTTCGGCCACGTCATTTAAAACCATTCTTTCTACAAGAGATGAAAATGAAACTTCCGGCTTCCACTTTAATTCCGCGTTTGCCTTTTTTGGACTTCCAAGTAAAAAATCGACTTCGGCAGGACGATAAAAAGCCGGGTCAATAACTACATATTTTTCCCAGTCTAAATTGTAATAATGAAATGCCTCTTGTAAGAAGTCTTTAATAGTGTAAGTCATACCAGTTGCAATGACATAATCATCTGGGGTTTGTTGTTGAAGCATCAACCACATAGCTTTGACATAATCTTCCGCATGGCCCCAATCACGACGAGCGTCAAGGTTGCCAAGACGTAACTTAGGAAATCTTTTATCTTTACCACTTGCTATAAATTCTCCTAGCCACTTAGTGATTTTACGAGTGACGAATTGGTCGCCTCGTCGTTCGCTCTCATGATTAAAAAGAATCCCCGAACATGCATATATCTTGTATGAATCCCGATAATTACGCACTAAATGATGTCCCGCAAGTTTAGCAATAGCATAGGGTGATTGTGGGTAGAATGGGGTTTCCTCATTTTGGAATTTTATTGGATCTTCACCAAAATCATTATATACAGTTGTGTAGTTCCTTCCAAACATCTCACTAGAACTCGCTTGATAAAACTTAGTACCTATGCTACAATTGCGTATCGCCTCAAGACAATTCAAAACACCCTTAGCTGTGATATCCCACGTTGTGCCGGGCTGGTCAAATGAAGTTTTAACATGTGACTGAGCGCCCAGATTATAAAACTCATCAACATCATAATCATTTAATAAGCGATATAAACAGCCCTCATCAGTTAAGTCACCTTCAATAAGGGTAAACTTTTTACTGCTAATACAAGTTGCAAGTCTATGAAAGTTAGGTTGGGATGTTCTGCGGTATATCCCCAGTACATTGTATTTCTTTTTTAGAAGCAACTCTGCTAAGTAGCTGCCGTCTTGTCCTGTGATTCCTGTAATTACTGCTGTCTTCATATGATTCTATCTCCTTTTGATAAGTTGTCCTTGGCCCACATAGGTTGAAGATTTGTATAGTGAAAGCAGATCTTTTGTTGTTCTGGATCAGTTAAATCAAAATGTTTACATGGTATGATATGGTCGATATGCCATCCGTGTGTAGAATGATTGTCCCAAGTCATACCCGGTTGAAACTGCGACTCTAAGCGTTTCCTTAGTTCTGATACGGAGCATCCTATAAGCACCATCGTTCTTGCTGACTTGGGATTTTTTTTTATAGCCATACTTATTCTACTTCTTAAGACGCCCTTCAGTTTAAATTCTTCATCCGTTTTTTTTCTATTCTTTGCATAGTTTTTTGCATAGTTAATTCTGTCCTGTCGATTTCTACGATAATATTCTCTGCTCCTTTTAGTGTTGTCTTCAACATTGCTTCTATATTTTTCAGGATCATAAGTATATATTGTTTTCATATAGGCACTTCTGCATGATTTACATGTTGTATTTCTACCATTTTTAGTAGAAGGATGCCTGTGGAATTCCTCTAAACATTTCTCGGCTTTGCATTTTGTACACGTTTGGGTCATGATTCTACTGTTTCCGCTGTTAAAAAAGGTTGGTCTGTAATCCCATCTTCATACACATGAGCCTCTGATAATCGGCCCCTTTCAATATCCATAGCCAGTCGCATCTTTTCCATTTCGATGCCCGTATCATGTCTAAAATCTCCATCGAGAATAATCTTCTTAATTAAAGCCGCAAAAGTTATTTTGCTATCCTCGATAGCTTTAATACGCTGCTCTCTAGTACCTTTAAGATCTTTAATCATTGCTGATTTTTTAGTCTGCAAATCTTTATAATCTCGCGAGAGGGCTTCTTGGGACGCCCTGAGAACTGCTGACTGGCGCTCCAGATTCAAAACTAAATCCCAGTCAATAAGATCTTTATCCTGATTCTTCTCCTCTATAATAATCTGTTCCATATTAGAGAGGGTTTTAATATTTTCATTTTGGGATTTTAAACAGCGATTCATAAGAATTTCTAATTTAATAGTATCCACAATTTGAATTTCTTCAGTGTGAAACACATCTTCTCTGAACTGTGACCACATTTTTTTCCAGTGGAATAAAAACATATCAAGTTCATCTTCTGTAAACTGACCTTCAAGATCGCGCCAGTAAGCCTTTTGCTTCAGCTCGTTTAGGGCTTCCACTTCTTTACGGTCGCTAGCGTTGATCCCCACATTTTGTTTGATCCACAGTAGGACCGATTTGGGGTCTCGGTCCAAGACTGTAGCAATATTCTCATACGACATATCCTTAATATTATTTTTAATATAGGACTGTTCGTTTAGATCTAATCTACCTTTACGCATAGAACTTTCCTAGTATCTCTTTGAGGCAAGTCAGTAAATGTAATTTTTTAGTCTTAGTTAACACTTGGTCATTTTTAAATCGCAAGTAATCGCTTCGCATATTTGCAGGTATATGAACATCAATATATTCAAGGAGTTCGCGCTCTTCCAAGTCGGCTGAGACTTCTTTGTGGAATATAAAGGCTTTCATATCATCTAGCGAGGCAGCGTCGAGGAGTTTCTTTTTACCCTGTTGGATTTCTTCGGCCTTGCCCTCGTCTTGGCGATAGTAGTGGTCACGTTTAAAATTCTTTAGTCGGTTTTTTATGTGAATCGAAAGAAAGTTTTCGAGTGGCCTAACACCGTCATAACGGTCGAGGGCTTCCATTCCAATGATAAAAGCCTCTTGTTGGATGTCGTCCTCCTCGTAATTTGGGAAAGTATATTTACTTGCGAGGCGAGAAGATATCAGGGATATCGTGGACACTACTTGTTCCTCTGTCATATTTTGTGGGATTTTCATTGACTTTTGCTTTTCCTTTGGTTATAATACCTGTGGGGTCGGGAACATTTAAATCTGCGGCCACACTTTTCGACAACTCCTGTGAAGAAATCATGTTCAAGCCGGCGCTTACACTTACGGGATTATTTTTTCGCATACGGGACAACCCTTATGAAGAACACAACAATATTAAATAGTAATTATACGCATTTGACAATTGTTTCATGGAAACGGGGCATTAAATTATTGATGTCTGGTAAAGTACATCCTGTAGATTTTTACGATGGCTGTGAGGTTTTTACAACTTCGGGCGAGGCATATCAAATTCCCAAGACTGTTGTTCTTAAAAAATATGTTAAGTTGCCCGATAAGATGTATAAGCCTAACAGAAGAAATATTTTTCTCCGTGATAATTATACCTGTGTGTACTGCCAAAAGCAACTTAATAGTGAAGAATTATCTGTAGATCATGTCATGCCTAAAAGTAGAGGGGGGAAAGATACGTGGGACAATCTGGTTACTTCGTGCAAAACGTGCAATTGCTCCAAGGGCGACAAGACGCCCGAAGAAGCAGGACTAATTATCAAGCGATCTTAGAGAAGTTAATAATCAAGGAGCTGCTCAGTCAGTATGGTAATAGAGACGAGGAAGTTGTTATTAGGAACGATGTCTACTGCTATACAGAGGTTGAAGATCTCCGTATTAATTTTGAGTATCTGGGAGCTGCATTTGGGAACTTTAAGGAGCTGAGGGTTGGGAGGTTTGGCTTTCATGTAAGTTATTAGTCTTATTAGATAGGTTGATACATTATAATTTTAAAGTGGTGATTTCGTGAGACCCACCCGCCCGTTTTTGGAGAAAAAACGGGTGTACACTAGTGAACAAAAAACCACCACACCCTATCTTACCTATCCCTCCTAAA